TATCTATAAAACAGGAGTAGATATAACTATTGTGCAATGTGATACAGAAATACAGTCAATTGAGCCGTATCGAGGCAAACATGAGCTTAAAGTATCAGGTAGAGGCGGGACATATTTTGACCCCGTTCTCAATTATTTCAATGAAAACCTTAAGAAGTTCACGAGTCTAGTATATTTCACTGATGGTGAAGCATATGCTAGCATTAAACCTAGAGGAAATGTATTGTGGGTTATATCGGAGAGATCTTCGTTAAACACATCGCTTCCTGGGAAAGTAATTAAGTTAGAATTATAAAAAACTAAAAAAATGAATCAAACACAATTAAACGTAGAAGAATTAAAAGATTTCATCAAACATATGGTGATTAATAACCAATTGATCCAATCACAAGGTAAAGTACCAGTAGCAATCAACATCGAAGGTGATGCGGGGCTCGGCAAAACTTCAGCTATTATGCAATTGGGTCAAGAGATGAATAAGCAAGTTGTAAAGCTTAACTTATCTCAGTTAGAAGAATTAGGTGACTTAGTCGGCTTTCCAATTAAAGAATTCCAAGTTAAAAACTCTGAAGGTAAAACTTTATGGATTACTGAACATGAGATTGAAACTGCTAACTCTAAAGGATATCGAGTAGTAGACAAAAGAATGACGCATGCTGCTCCTGAATGGATTCAGGGTAAAGGTGAAGGCGGTTTCTTAGTATTAGATGACTATACTCGTGCAGATGCTCGTTTCATGCAAGCAACAATGGAGATCCTAGATCGCCAAGAATATGTATCTTGGAAGCTTCCAAAAGATTGGCATGTTATCTTGACTACTAATCCTGATAATGGTGACTATAATGTAACTACATTAGACGTTGCTCAGAAAACTCGTTTCATCTCTGTAGAACTTAAATTTGATGTAGATGTATGGGCTAAATGGGCCGAGCAAGCAGGAATCGATGGTAGATGTATTAACTTCATGTTGATGAACCCTGAGAGTGTTACTCAACGCATTAATCCACGATCTGTAACTACATTCTTTAATGCTATTAGTTCTATTCCTAAGTTTGAGGATAACTTGCCACTTATTCAAATGATTGGTGAGGGTTCTGTAGGAGCAGACTTTGCAGCATTGTTTGTAATGTTTATCAACAATAAGTTAGACAGAATCATTAGTCCTCTTGACACACTTACAAAAGATGAGACTTATGTATTGACAGCTCTTCGTAATGCAGTTGGTGAGGAAGATGATTTCCGTGCAGATATTGCTAGTGTAATGGCTACTCGTTTGGCCAATTTCTCATTAGTGTATGCTAAAACAAATCCTATTACTGACGATATCACTAACCGTTTGGTAAAATTGACCACTGACTGTGAGTCATTTACTAATGATTTACGATATTTCTTAGTTAAAGAGATTGTAAATGGAAACAAAAGTAAGTTTGCTAAATTAATGCTCAATCCTGGAGTAGTTAAAATGGCTATTAGTTAATCTTAAATTATTTAATATGCGTATACTAGAAATAAAAATTACAACAAATAATGATTCTACAAGAATTACAGGAGTAGATTTAAACTTTAGAGAAATTTTTACTAAGGATTTTGAGGCACAATCTTTACGAAAAAACTACATTCCAGGAAGAAATGATAAGTTATATTTTCTTCCTGGTGTAAATATTCCAAGAGTTAAGTTAAAGAATCTTACTACTGAGTATAATATTAAGACTGTACGTGATGTAGAAGATGCTACCCATATTTTTGCAGGTAAAGATACAAGCGGTAAGATTGGCGAAATCTATTGGGAATATACATTAGATAGAATAGCTGTAGAAAATTTTATAACGCTGGCTAAAGAAGATATTGATTCTTACGATTTTAATAAATTAGAATTAGCTTTGGCAGGTTATACAGAAGATTATGTGTTTTGTAGTTATAATACTAGACGTTTAATCTTAGGTTTTGATACTAATCTACCTTGTAAATCTAATTTACAATATCAGCAAAATTTACTTAAACTACAGCACAATGATTCTGTTAGAGTTTCTGCTATTAAATCAGATTACGAAAAGATGTATACTTATATATCTCAATGTGATCTTTATAGTGAAGCAGCTTTATTAGAACATGTAAATGGTGATGATGCAGTAATTATTGATGAGACAATCTTCGATCAACTTAAAACTATGTTGCAAAGTAGCGATGAGGATAATGCAACTTTGGCTCTAGAAATTATGGCCAATTGTAATTATTCTGATAGCTTATTGTATCTAGAAATGTTGTTTAAAGAATGTGCTCATAGGATCTCTAACTGTAATGCCAAGAAACACGTAAACTTTAAGTCTTTACTTAGTTATTTAAATAAAGACAATCGCTATTTAGATACTACTCTAGATAATATTGTTGAATCTTTAATTAGTAAAAAAGTATTAAGCCAAGATAAGCTTGATATATTAATTAACAGATACAGTGAAGAGTTAAAGCATTACGGTAGCAGTACATACTTTAAAGTAAAAACATTTACTATGAGTACTGAAGTATTAGAGCTATTAAATGCTAATTACTCTAATCAAGTTACGGAAGATTTTGTACCAGCACCAGTAGAGACAGTAGAAGAAGTAAAACAATTGGAAGAGGAAGAGACTCCAGCAGTAGTAACAGAACCAATAGTAGAGGAATCGAGTGATTTTTCTTGGTTTTAATTTAAGAGGAGGGTTGATATGGTGAGTAGGCTTCAATTAGAATTTCCAGAATTTATTACGCATATACCACAAAGTAAGAAAGTTTGGGTTAAAATTGGTTATAATAAAATCCATGCATCCGTGCATTTTGCAACAAGAGCAGCCCTAGTGGCTGCTATGCACGGTTACATAGAAAAACATATACCAGAAAATTTAACCATTCAGGGTCCGATAGAGACAAAGCTAATTGTGTATGCACCAGTGAATTATGGGGCAATGAAAATGATTCAAAACAAGCAGACAGGAAAACGACAAGTAAGTTGGAGACCTGCGCCTGTAGGCTATAAACCAAATTGGGATATAGGTAATTTAGCATTAGTCTGGCTTAAGTGTCTAGACGATGTAATTATTAAGAAAGGGATTCTTCCCGACGACACAGTAGAATTTATTAGAAAAACTTCTTATGAATTTATACCTGTAGCAACGCTTAAAGAGCGCAAATTAGTTTACGAATTAACAACTTTAAAGACAAATGGATTATAGAGAAATAAGAGCTCTAAATCAAAGTACACTGAAGAAGATCCTTACAAGTCCCCAATCTTTTTTACAGGCAGTAAAGAAGATGGAGGCTCGTGAGGCATCTACTGAAGATCACTTTATTTTAGGGAGTGCTATAGATTTAATGTTGACTAGCACAAGAGAAGAATTCAATAGCAAGTTTGCTATTGTACCAGATGATATGGGAGTTAGCGATGCTGTTAAAACTATTCTAGATAATATCTACGAAGAATTAGTAGAAGCACAAATAGAAGTAGGTCTATGGGATACGCAAAGAGATATCATCTTAAAGCATGTTAAATTTCAAAACTATCAAGGCAATTGGAAAGATGATACTAGAACTGATGCTATAATTAAAGCTGGTTCTAAGTATATGGCAATGCGAGCATTATCGGAAGGTAAATCATTAATCAGCCATACTGATTATGCAAAGGCCACCAATTGCACAATGGCATTAAGAGGAGATAAGTTTACTGCTCCTTATTGTGTAAAGAAGCCTGGTAAGAATATCGACATTTTAGATAAATTTATTGTGGCTTTTGAGCATAAATTATTAAATTTTAAAGGTGAGTTAGATAGAGTTATTATAGATCATAATATTCAAACTATCCAACCAATTGACTTCAAGTCTACGGGTAAAACAGTTGGCATGTTCAACAGTGATTTCTGGAAGTATAGATATGATTTCCAAGCAGCAGTATATACTTTGGGCCTATCTAAACATCCTGAGATTAAAGAGCTAATAGACAAAGGATATAAGTTACTTGATTTCTTGTACATTGTAGTCGAAACTGAGTTATACAACTCTCCCATGGTATTTGAAGTATCTAAAAATATTCTAAAAATAGGTTTAGAAGGAGGTTTAGTATTTAACCGAGAGTATGAAGGCTTTGAACAAGCTATCTTGAGATATAAATATGCTCATGAAAACAATGCATGGGAATATCCTATGGAATATTATCAATTAAACGGAAAAATGCCTATTATGTTATGAGTCAATTAAAATTTACCAAAACTGCAACTTTTCTTTTTCCACTATTAAACATACCTAAGTCACTCTTTGATTGTAATATCAAAGATGTATTCGGACGTACTAAGATTAATAACAGATTTATAAATGCTTTCAGCAAGAATAAATGTATTAACAAGTACAATGAAGAAGACATAGATTATGTGTTTATAGTGGTTAAAAATTATCAAGATGTAGATTATGATAGATTTTATACAACTCTTCAAGCATTTCCAAATTATGTAGATGATTATGATAGTCAAGGCTGTTGCATCTTTATCTTTAGTGTTCCTGAAAATCGCCAAAAAGACTTTAATTTAATTAAGAACGGTAAGTATTCTGAAGTAAGTGCGCAAGCTAAGAAAGCTATTCTACTGAATAATTTCTTTTCAGGTAAAGCATTTACCTTACCGTTGATTTTAAATAAAGCAGAGGCACTCAAAAACAGTTGGGAAGACAGGTTAAGTACACCTGGGTCTCCAGCAGAACTAAAAGACCAAGAAGTGTGGCCAATTATCGAGTCGGAAAATGAAGAATTGAATGATTCTATCATGTCTAAGATTACGACAAAAAAAGAATTATCACCAACAGGGGAGTTTTAAGCTCCCCTTTTTTCATCTACAATCTTTTACAAAGAAGGCGGGAAACCGTACAGGAGAGTGGCTTAGGCTGCTCTCCTTTTTTTTATTTATTTAATTTAATCACTATGAGTATTTTAGAAAAAGTAACCAGAAAAACTTTTACTATCAGAGAATCTGGTAGATCTAGTGACTATATAACTCCATCATTTGGCTACGGCTGTTTGCTTTCTTGTAGTTACTGTGTAACTCCTGATACTATTATTACTACTCCTTTTGGTCCAAAAATGGCTGGAGAAATTCAGGAAGGAGATCAAGTAATTTCTTTTTCCCTGAATAACGAGAAAGTTGAAACAGACTTAGTGACTGCAATTGGTCAACGGGATATTGATGAACTTTATGTAGTTGAAGTAAATGGACAAAGTGTAACCGTAACTGGGGAGCATCCTTTTTATACAAAGAATAAAGGTTGGGTAGAAGCAAAACATCTAACTGAAGATGATGAACTACTTTGTGATACTGATGATTTAACCCTATGATATTATTAGGATCAAATACATCTATATTAGCAAGTTTACAAAACCATCTTGGAATAATATGATGATAGTCTATGTTATCAGTACTATTGGTTAATGCGCAGTGTGTAAAGTTTAAATTCTTTTTAAGCTTGTACCATTCATTAGATTGATATTCTATAGCATTTGAACTTCCATCTAAGTAATTAGGATTTCCAGGGCCTTGATATCTTTGAGATATTATTTGGCCCTGGTTCTTTTTACCAAGTCCTTGGGAGGAACAACTACTGCAGTATCCGTTTCTTGCTTTTGCTGAAGGAGACTGATCACCGCAACATTTACAAATAATCCATTTAGTATTTGCAGAAGGTAAATTTTTATCAATAGTAAATAGTAGGCCTTCAAACTTTTTCATAGTTCTGAAATCTCTATTATAATGTCTGCCTGCTTCTTGAAAAGTTCTAAAAGTAGGTTTAGATTGCTGATTAAATAATTCAGCATAATTTGTTTCACATGTAGAATTACAATAGGTTGTATACTTTTTTGTAATTTTACCACAATATTTACAACTCATGGAATTAAAATTTAAGAAAATTAAAGCTATAACAAAGATAGCAAAACAATCTAAGGTTGTTAACTTTTCTGTAGAAAAGAATGAAAATTACTTTGCAAATGGTATTCTTACACATAATTGCTATATGAAACGACATAAACCTGAAGGTTTATCTGTAGCAAAGAACATTGGGGATATCCTAACTAGTATTAATAACCATGCATATTTTTATGCAGATGTAGAGAAGCCTAATCAAACAGATGATACTTACATCACCTATGATTTAGCATGCAATGAGGACTTTGCTCTTCACGCTAAGTACTATCCTTGGGAAAAGATATTTGAATTCTTTAGAGACCATCCTGTTGCTAAAGCTACTTTAGCTACTAAGATTGTACCTATTAGTTTTCTAAATTTTAATCCTAAATATAAGGTGAGAATCAGATTTAGTTTGATGCCTCAAAAAATATCTAGTATCTTAGAGCCAAATACTGCAGAAATTATTGATAGAATTAAAGCAATCGATGCCTTTATCGAGGCAGGATACGATGTGCATGTTAATTATTCACCTGTAGTTATTTACGACGGATGGCAAGAAGATTACGAAGAACTGTTTATGATGATGGATCAATATGTAGAATACAAGGAACTCGTTAAATCCGAGGTTATCTTTCTTACTCATAATGAACAGAAACATCATTACAATATGGCTAACGGAATTGCTGGCGAAGAGTTACTATGGACTCCTGATAATCAAGAAGGAAAGATTTCTTCTTACGGAGGTAAAAACGTTAGATATCGTAGAGATCTAAAAAGTAAATACATTCAGGAATTTAAAGAGATGCATAATAGGCTAATTAGCTGGAACACAATACGATATATTTTCTAGATATGAGTAAAACAAAGCAATACTGGGTTGATAAATTAGGAGAAGAGTGGGCTATGAGGCTGAAGGAAACATTAAAAAGTCCTTATATGGATAAGCTGATGAACTTCTTAGCAATGCAGTATGCTATGCAAAGGATTCATCCTCATGAAGCTAATATCTTTAAGAAACTTAAAGAAATACCAATAGAAAAAATAAGAGTAGTAATACTCACAAAGGAGCCAGGCATCAATGCAAGTAACTTTAAGTTACCTTATGCAGATAACTACATTGATTGCATGCATAATATCTCTTATCACAAAATCAATGATTGCATTGCTAAAGAATATTGTAAAGATAGTTCTATATATTTGCAATGTGATCATGATTTTGATAGTTGGGAATCACAAGGAGTAGTTCATTTACACACAAGTTTTACTGTAATGGGAGAAGAAACAGGTAGTCATTTGCGACCATGGAATCAATTTATCACCGCACTTTTGCGGTCTTTTGTACAGCATGATCCAGGGATTATATTTTTCTTATGGGGCGAGGAAGCTAAAGCATTCTCCCCCTTACTTACTAATCAACATGTGTTTACGTGGGAATGCCCAAGTGTAGCGGCACAAGAAAATAGAGATTGGAATTGTCCTAATTTTAAACAAGCTAATAATTTAATTGAAAAGTTATATGGAGGAGGAGATAGTTTTAAGATTAAGTGGTAAATGGAGTCACGGCGTTAAGAAACGTTCCTTTACTGCTAAAGAAATCAAAGAGATAGAACAATCGATGATTGATGGTTATTTACTATCAGAAATATTAGAAAAGCATAAAATAGATAGAAATACTTTACACCGTATATTTAAAGAGTACGTACATGCTAGACCTGCGGAAAAACCTATAGAATTGCCTTCTAGATCTACTTTTATTTTAGGCAAAAAGACTTTATGGGATTTTAAAACTGAAAAAGAAATGCTAGAAGAAGAACCTTATACATGGGAGAGCCTGTCTAATGTTGAAAAGAAATTTTACTATAAATACAAATTTGAAAATCTATTATGACACAGAGAGAAAAAGCAGTAGAATTATTTAATAAATTTTGGCACATTAGAGGTGATAACGGACAAGTTCCAATGTATGTAGCTAGAAAATCTGCGAAGATTGCAGTTGCGGAGATACTAAATACATGTAGTGTATTTAAAAGGAGATATTGGAGAAAAGTACAGCAAGAACTTGAAAGACTATGAAACAATGTTTTAGCTGCAGACGAATGCTTCCGCTAGAAAGCTTCACCGAGAACAAGAGACATTATACATTGAAAACAGACCTTGGAAGAAACAGGGTCTGTAAGATATGTGTTTTTGAAACTGCTGTTAAAAATTTAAGTATTATCCAATATAATTTTGAAAATAGTAAATTTGACAACATTAAGTTTGATGATATTGGCCAAGTAGCAGAGTACTTTATTAAAAACAATAAGATATGAATGAAATACAAGTATTGATTAGGCGACTAAAAAATATACACATAGACATTGAACTTAAAGGTAACGTACCTTGGATATATCTGGACACAGTTAATGGTAATAAAATCAAACCTGAGGACTATAGCTCTGACCACGGATATACAATTGCTTGGTGGCCTGTTAGGTCAGAATTAAAGCCTCATCTTGATGAGGATATTAAAAGGATGTTTAACATAATAAGAAAGTACAGATGAAAGTAACAATTGAATTTGACGGAGAAGAAGAAAAAGACGAACTTCGCACCGCATTGGATGGATACAAGTGGAAAGGTGCTGTATGGGATATTGACCAAAAACTACGTGAGATAACCAAGTATGGCTATGTTGACAAGAAAGAAGCTACTGATCAAGAAAGAGACTTAGCTGATAGACTTAGAACAGAATTAAGAGAAATATTAGAACAATGGAACTTAAATTTAGAATGATGAAAAAGAAAGAACAAAAAGATATTTTCGAAATGATCGAAAATTGGAGTAAGACGTTTAGCTTGCCAATTAAGACTACAGAAAGTTTTCCTGAAGAGCACAGAACTAAATTATGTTTAGATCTAATTGATGAAGAGTTTATGGAACTTGTACAAGCAGTAGACCATAAAGATATTAAAGAGGCTAAAGATGCACTTGGGGATCTTCTATGGGTGACTGTAAGAGCCATGATGGAGTTTGGAGTTGATCCTGTAAGTACTATTGAAGCAATTTACGAATCTAACATGTCAAAAGCTGATAGCAGTGAAGAAGATGGTAAGATTACAAAAGAGAAGTACAAAGAGCTAGGCATAGATACTTTCCAGAAAGTTAACAATGGAATGGTAATAACTTATAATGCAGAAACGCACAAAGTCCTAAAAAGTTATAAATTTAAGTTTCCAAAACTTTAGTCATGTATAAAATCTACAACTACGAAAAGCCCTTTGCATACAAATATGTTATTAAACAACGTGTTGGATGGTTTAAGTGGAAATGGGTTTTAGATTATGATGGGTGTATTACTATGTATGACACTAAGAAAGGTGCGCAAGCTTATATTAATCAAATGAATAAATTACACAATGAAAGTAGGAGATCGTGTTGTTTGTATAGATGCTTCAATAAAACCAGGTAAATTATCTTACGTAGGTTTTGCTTATCCTAACTGGATTAAAGAAGGAAGCACCTATACTATTAGAGCAATACTACCTAATGATGATATTGTACCAGGAATTTTACTAGAAGAAGTTAGAAATCCTCTTACTTACATCCATTTATTAGGAAGAGAACAAGAACCAGCGTTTGGTACATTTAGGTTTAAGCCTTTAGACCTTACTGCTGATGAAGCAATAGAACAAGAAGTAGAAACAATTGGACTAGAAGAATTATTAGGAGTTTAAAAATTAAAATTATGGATAGCAATCAGTTTGATGAAGTCTTGGAGAGTCGTCTTCGAGCAATTAAAGAAGTATTAGTATTAAAAGGCAAGGAATATCGTAGAAATGAAGATCCTTTGCATAATTTTAATCGAGGCGCTAGTTTATCTGGACAAATTAGAGAAAAAGTGTTATGGGGTTTTGCATTAAAACACTACATCTCTTTTATGGATATATTAGATGATATAGAAAAAGGTAATATGCCTAGTAAAGCAATAGTAGAAGAGAAGATAGGGGACTTATGTTGTTATCTTATTTTAGCGGAAGCTTCTATAAAAGACAGAATATCAAAAAATGTAGTGAAAAATAGGGAGATTTAGTTTAGAAATTATTATTTTTACTTAATAAGTAAATTATAAACAATGGCTAGAAATATTTTATCATCTCCTAGTAATTTTCACTCTGAACAAGAAGAAAATTTACATAAAACTGGTATTTACTGTATATATTTTAAACATAATAAATCAAAATATTATGTAGGGTCTGCAGGAATAAATCACAGTTTAATAAAATCGGCTAATGGTTTTTGGTGTAGGTGGCGACTTCATTTATGGAATTTAGAAAAAAATCAACATCATTCAAAGTACTTACAAAACGTTTATAATAAATATGGTAAAGATTCTATTTATTTTAAAATTTTAGAAATTGTAGAAGATTTACCTATTTTATTAAACCGAGAACAATTTTGGATTACTACTTTAGACTCTTATAAGCTAGGATATAATTGCGTTCCTAATGCAGGTAGTAGATTAGGCATAAAAGTAGGTAATAATCTTTGGGGTAAATCTGTAGTACAGTTTTCTCTAAAAGGCCAAAAATTAAATGAATATATAACTGCCAGAGAAGCTTTTAGACAAACAGGATTTTCTTATAAAGTTATTCATAAATGTTGTACAGGAAAAACAATTCACTATAAAGGATATGTGTGGAGATTTAAAGGAGATTCTTTTAATAAATTTAACACTACACCATTAATAGACGTATCAAAAAAAATTGTAAGACAATATGATTTAAATAACATTTTAATTAAGGAATACCCTACTATAACCGAGGCATCTAAAAGTACTAATATAACTCTAAGTAATATTTCAATGTGTTTAAGGGGTCAGCGACAAAAAGCAGGAGGATTTATTTGGAAACAAGTAAATAAATAAATCAAAAAAAATGGAAAAATTAGAAATTAAAAAAGTTAGCGAAGAATCAGTCACTTACATTATTATGCTAGCAGCGTTTCAAGTAGTACTTAACTGCCAATTAGAACTTGAGGGAACCGTATATGACCAAGGGAAGATTAAACAGAAAGTAAGAGAAGCTATCAATATGATGAATATTAAAAATACTCATAACCACAAGGCTATTTGGAAAGTTGATCCTGAAAAAGCAGCTGATATGATGTATGCTATCGAGCTAATCGGCAAACAAATTGCACAAGGAGACGGAACTTCTTTATCTGCGATAACTCTACTTACAAGAAAAGGTTTTAACTTAGCGACTTGTAAAATCACAGAATTATCAGAAGATGAAATCAAGAATTTGGAAAGCAATTAAACAATTATTTTGCTTACATACTAAGGTATGGAAAGTAACTATTAAAGGAGGTACTTTAGAGTACAGATGTGGATCATGTGATCAACTTATTCGGGTAGAAAAATATTAAAAAGCTCATGTATAAAATATGAGCTTTTTTATACCCGATAAGGTGCTAATGTAAAGGAATTGGTTTAAATTTTGTATCTTTATACTATAACAGATATAAATATGGAAGCTAAAAGATTGATTTACGCATTAAAATGTCCATTCACAAATTCAATACATTATATAGGTAAATCTACTCAAGGAATGATACGTCCTTTACAGCACCTTAAAGATAGCCACTCTGAAAAGATTAATCAATGGGTAAATGAACTTAAACAAATAGGTCATTGTCCATCAGTTGAAGTAATAGAATATGTAAATGTTAACGATGACATAGATGTGAGAGAAAGGTATTGGATTCAAAAAGAATTAAACAATGGTGCTTATTTATTAAATAGCTTTTTAATCAGTCCTTTGTTAATCAGTCATAATTTAGAGCAAATTCTTTCAGATGGTGAAGGTTTAGATATGTTAAAAATAGGAACTTTTGTCAAAGAAAAAAGAAAGCAAATAAAAATGACTCAATTTGAATTTTCTGAAAGGTTTGCTATAGCATTAACAGTCATTCGTAAAATTGAACAAGGTAAATCAAATATTAGGCTTGATGGATTATTTGAAGTATTACATATTTTTGGATGCACTATTGAAGTAGTACGTAAAAAGTAAAATACGTCTATTTTGCGTATAAATTCGTATCAATGCGTATATATAACTGGTCTTTAAAAACACATTATAGTGTGTATTTGGTATTTATGTTACCACTTATGTCAATTATAATATACCTAAATCACATTAAAGTAGGATTTGTACAAGTATACAATTGCCAA